TGCCTTAGTAAAATTTACCATAGCACAACCAAAGCAAAGTATAGAGCAAGACCAAAGCACCAACCAAAGCACAACCCATATTCATAAGACTATTAAAGAGGTAAAAGAGAATAAAGAATATAAAGATAAAGAGCCAAAATCTATAACTGATTTTGTCAAGTTGATGGAGTTAGAGAAATACTTAGGAACTGATGAAAATCTTAATAAGACCTTTATCAATTTTATTCAAATGAGAATAAATATGAAAAAGATTCCTACTAAGAATGCAATTGAATTATTGGTTAAGAAACTTAAAGAACTATCTAAGGCTAACAAAGATGTTGCAGTTAAGATTCTTGAAAACTCAATAGAGAATAACTGGTCTACCATTTATGAACTTAAAACATCTAACTCTACCAACTTTGTCAAACAAGTTCAACCAGTATTCAATCGTAGTTCTCAAGGTCAGAAATATATTGGTGATGATGTCATCTAAAAAAAATAATTAAAAATAATTTGTAAATGTATTGCGTAATCAAAATAATGTCTATATTTGCCTATCAATAATTCACTAATCAATTACTAAATCAATCACAATGAACGCATCAATTTTAAAATCAGTAAGCACTTGGAAAGTAGAAGTTTTAGGGTCAGAATCTAAAGGTTATTTTGTATGGGCAATTGACCCTTATGCAAATGACTCTATTTGCTTTAATCCTCTTAACGAAAAAGGATTTTATGCCCCATATGTTTCATATGAAACTGCAATTTTAAAAGCAAATTATATCAAATCAAAAAAATAACTAATCAAGGGTGGCTAAAAACCACCCATTCACTTACTCAATAAATAAAACACCATGACACAAGCAACAATTAGAATATTTGGTAACATGATATACTTAGATTTTTTTAACTCATCTGAGGTATATTCAATTAAAGGATTTGATACTTTAAGAAAGGCTAAAAACTATGCAAGAAAATTTAATATTACTTTGGTAGATAAAATGCCTAAGACTATTAAAGACTTTGAATATTATGACTAACCCACAACAAGCACTTATAGGTATTTTAATGACTGGTGAGACCCACCAAGAACTAATACCACAACTTGGTGAGCATCTCTTCAATGAGGTGCTTACCTCACGATGTTATGCAGTAATCAAGAAAGCTATTGACAAAGGACTTACACCTAACATTGTCAACTTTTTTATGACTGCTAAAGACATTGATAAGTTCACACCTAAAGAAACATCTGAGATAGTTACTTGGTCAAACAACTTAACCTACAATGAACCAGTTAATGAATACATTGCTATACTCAAAGATGAACACATCAAGAGGTCAATAGCATCAATTGTAACTGAACAATCATTAGGACTAAGTAATAACGATGGTTTCACAACTGCCACATCAATCATCAAATCATTAACTGATTTACTTGATACTGGTAGCAATTCAGACAATATCATTAACCTATCTGACCTGACCAATGATGAAAGGGAGTCATACTATCGTAGGGCAGCACTAACATTATCGGGTAAGACTACTGGACTTGAGACTGGTCTTAAATCACTTAATAAGTTTACTGGTGGATTCCATCCCGAATTTATTATCATAGCTGGTAGACCATCAATGGGTAAGACTGCATTAGCATTATTTCATGGAATGAAAAGTGGTGAGGCTGGTATCTATTTCAATCTTGAGATGAACAAGTCACAACTATGTCAAAGGTTAATACTACAAGAGGCTGGTGACTCAATACATTCATCAAGACTCAGAGATGGTAACCTTAGTCAATCTGAACTGCACTCATTTGAAAGAACGATAGGTAGCATTGAGAAAGCACCATTCTTGATTTACGATAAGGCAAGGTGTGGAGTACACGAGGCAATTAGAGTAATGAAACGTGAACATAGAAAAGGTAGGTGCAAGTGGGCAATCATTGATTATCTTCAATTAATGACCATAGAAGGCTTTAGAGGAGGCAATAGAGAGGCTGAAGTAGCTGAGATAAGTAGAACATTGAAAGCAGCACAAAAAGAACTTGGAATACCAATTATAGCACTTGCTCAGTTGAGCAGAGAGGTTGAGAAAAGACCTGATAAGAAACCAATCTTATCTGACCTAAGAGAATCAGGTTCATTAGAGCAAGATGCAGACTCAGTAGCCTTTGTTTGGAGACCATCATACTATGGATTAAATGATGATGATGGCAACCCATACACCAACCACATATTCTACCTATTTGAGAAACATCGTCAAGGTGCTACTGGTGTAGTTGAGTTCAGGCATTCACCTAATATGACCAACTTTACAGATGTTACCACTCACGATATTGGTAGTACATTTTTACCTCAACCTAAAGACCTAAGACATTATGCAGACAAAGACTGGGATAAAGACACCAACGAACCTTTCTGAGCCATTACCTTGTGAGTTCAACTACTACGAGATAAGAGGTGGTAAGTGCGAATTTGCAAAGGTGTATCACGGCAAGATATTTTGCATTAATAAGAATTGTAAGTAGTTGTATTATAAAAATATTATAATAACTTTGTAGAAATAATAAATAAAACTATGGAAAGTAATATTATAATGAAAAGTAAAGACAGAGAATTGTTTGGTATTGTTATCAAGCAAGAAACAAAAACTGGTTTCTTATCTGTTAGTGAATTACAAAAAGCATATGAAATTGCAAGATGGCAGTATGGTTGGAGTGAAAAAAGAGTAGTAGATATTATGCAGTCTAAAGATTTTAAAGAAAGAGTATTCTATCTACTACAAAATCAAGGATTTATAAAAGTGGGAATTAACACATTTATGGAAATGGTAGAAAATGAGGGTATTGCAAAAGTATTGAAAGGACTTGGAGTCTATAAAACAACTGGAGCAAGACAAAGTAAGGTGACATTTGCTAACCCATACATTTGGATATTACTTGCAATGGAGTTGAACCCAATGATATATGCAGCAGTTGTTACTTGGTTGACTGATACTTTGATATTTGATAGGATAGAGGCTGGAGATGAATTTAGACCAATGAACAATGCCATTAAAAAAATCATTCCTAATCCTGACTATAAGAAATATGCCATCGCAATAAATGAGAGGGTATTTGGTAAACATCTAACTGGAATGAGAAATTTAGCATCGGCACAAGAACTAAGAAAAATAACTAAGATTGAGCAGTTTATTTCTCAAGGCATCAATATGAATATGATTAAAGACGAAAAACAAACAATGTATGCAATTGGTAATTTTGCCTTATAATGTACAACATAATCATATAATCACTATATTTGTTGACTATGGAACAAATCAAGAAAGAAAATAGGGGTGGTAAAAGACTTGGTGCTGGTCACCCATTCAAATATGGTGAACGTACAATTAGTATCACATTTCGCATACCAACATCGCATAAGGCACTAATCAAGGCAATGGTCAAAGAATACCTTGACAAGGTTAGTAATGAATACAAATCAAGTAAACCAACTAAATCTGAACATTATGGCTGCTGAACAATCCTCCATTGAACTAATATTTGAGAAACAAAACGAACATAACATTGATGATTTCATCTTATGGCTCAATTCTAACTATAAAGAATTAAGAGAGCAGCATAAGATGGAAGTGATGGGTGCTTATGAGATGGGTCAAGAAGATAATGAGAATTATGGCTATTCATCTACTGGTTCATTAAATCATTATATTCAATTCTATGGATAAAAAGCAATCAGCAGTTGAGTGGTTGGCATTGTATATTAAGGGAATTACAACTTTAAATTGTGATGAAGTTATAGACCAAGCCAAAGCAATGGAGAAGGAGCAGATAATAGATGCATATTTTTCAGCAATCAAATCAACTGGCGAAGGTTGGAATGGAGAATATGCTCAAGGTAATAGTCCTAATATTGAAGAAACATTCCAAGAAGAGTTTAATAAATGGTTTGAACAATATGGATAGCAACCTACTACTTATACCTTGTGCAATTGAATCAGTAGCAACAAGAAGAGACAAGACATTGAAGATAGTGATAGGTACACAAGAACTTTCTCCAGCAAAGGCTGCTGAGTTATTCAACCAATGGACATCAGGTGTAGGTGTGATGGCTTTTAAAGGTGAGGCATTCAATTACAATGATGAAGAACTACTCAAGTCAATGAAAATTGATGCTGAAGAAATGGGTAGCAAGACACCCAGTCAAAGGTTAAGGTCATGCTTGTATGTTCTGTTTGAACGCAACCCTGAAGGCTATCAAGATTTCAATAGTTACTATGCATCAATGATGGATAAGTTTATTGATATGGTCAAGAAGAGAATTGATACCTACCAACTTTAATACCTATGAACAAGACCCACACAATAGAAGATGGTAGTGGTAATAGATTAATTGCCACACATAACGATTCAGTAATCAACCTATCACTATTACTCACCGATGGTAAGAAGAGAACCATAGGTCAGATTGATAAAGGCACAAGAACATTAAGACTAATCAGGTCAAGGTCTAAGCATCTTATGAGAGTTAATAACTCATATGGAATCAACTACTACCTGATTGAAAATGGTAAGGCA